ACAGGCAGTAATTACAGCAACAATTACTGCTGGCGAACTCGTTACTTTAACCATCGTTGAGCCTGGCAGTGGTTACACAAATAATCCGACAATTACGATTGTTCCCGCAGGTGGTGATTTAACTGGTTCTGGCGCAACTGCAACCGCAACAATTACTGTTGGGGGAATTGTTATTAATAATGAAGATCATTACACAACAACATATAGCAATGGTGGTGGCGTTGTTGGAGAATTCGCTGCAAAATATCCAGGATCAATGGGCAATTCTTTACTCGTCTCAGTTGCAGATTCAGCAACATTCGCTACTTGGAATTATAAAGCAGAATTCGATACAGCACCAGATACTGGTGAATTACATGTAGTTGTTGTTGATGAAAACGGCGTAATTACAGGTACTACAGGAACAATTTTAGAAAAATTTGCTTATCTCAGTAAAGCATCTAACGGTAAAAAAGCAGACGGAAGTTCTTCATACTATCATCTTGTTCTTAATACAAAATCAAAGTGGGTCTATGTCATGGATCATCCCACAGGAACCAATTGGGGTGGTGAAGTTGGTACAGTATTTGATAATTTGACAGAACCACTTGAAAGCTCTTTGTCTGGTGGAGTAGATGATTTTAGTGCAACAGACGGCAACAAAATGACTGCCTTTGTTGTTTATGATGATTTTGAAAAGTATGATATTAGTCTATTGATTGCAGGAAAAGCAAGCACGACTGTTGCAGAATTTATTATTAGCAATATTGCCGAAGTCAGGAAAGATTGTGTTGCATTTATTTCTCCAGAAAATATTACGACTGGAGAACCCATTGTTGGATCTTCAACTGATTTGGCGCAAGATGCTGTTGATTATCGTGATGAGCTTCCATCGTCCTCTTATGCGTTTCTTGATTCTGGATATAAATATCAGTATGATAGGTATAATGATAGGTATCGTTGGGTACCCCTAAATGCTGATGTTGCTGGACTTTGTGCAAGGACTGATTCGACTAATGATCCGTGGTGGTCTCCAAGTGGACTGATTCGCGGTCAAATTAAAAATGTAGTTAAGTTGGCATACAATCCAAATCCAACAGCAAGAGATACGCTTTATAAGGCTGGTATCAATCCAGTTGTATCTTTTCCTGGACTTGGAAGTGTTCTTTATGGTGACAAAACTCTTCTGAGTAAACCAAGCGCATTTGATCGGATAAATGTTCGTCGGTTGTTCATTGTTCTTGAAAAGGCCATAGCAGTGGCAGCAAAATATCAATTATTCAATTTCAACGACCAATTTACCCGTGCGCAATTCAAATCAATGGTAGAACCCTTCTTGCGGGATGTACAGGGACGCAGGGGCATTACTAATTTTTATGTCAAATGCGACGAAGAAAACAATACACCAGAAGTAATTGATAATAATAATTTTGTATGTGACATTTTCATTGCTCCCACACGTTCAATTAACTTCATTACACTAAATTTCGTTGCAACGAGAACTGGTGTAAATTTCAAGGAATTAGGCGCATAAGTAATAATTGAATACTCATATTTTAAAGGAATAATAGCATGGCTAATATAGCAGACTTTAAAGCTCAATTGCGAAAGGGCGGAGCGAGATCAAATCAGTTCTTTGTTACGTTAAATCTACCAGTCTTTGCTGGTGGAGCAAACGAATCAAGAGCGGCGAGTTTTTTGTGTAATGCAACTTCTTTGCCCGCTGTTACTATATCTGATGTTCCTCTGACTTATCGGGGTCGACCAGTACATTTTGCAGGAGAACGAGAATTTGCTCCATGGACAGTAACCATAATTAACGATGGTGACTTTAAGATTAGATCGGCAATGGAAGCATGGAGTGATGGTATTGCAAGTTTCGATACAACAAATGGTTTAGTAAATCCCAGGGATTATCAAGTTGACCTTTTTGTCACGCAGATTGATAGAAATGGAGATAATCTTAAATCATATAAATTTTATGATGCTTATCCAACTGAAATAGGTCAAATTGCTCTTGCTTATGATAATCCAGCAATTCAGACATTTGATATCACATTCCAGTATAACTTTTTTGTGCCGAATTAATAGATAATCGAGGTCATCATGGATTGGTATCAATTTAATCCTTTTGGTTATATAATAAAGAAGAAAAAAGAAGAAACACCCGAGGCTCTTCTTACAAGTACACAGGATGACGGCAGCACTATCATTAACACTGGTAGTGCAGCCGGGTTATATACCCATGTCATGAACATGGATGTATTGATCAAAAATGAGAGCGATGCAATTCGGAGATATCGGGAAATTTCAAAATATCCAGAGGTTGATATCGCCATTGATGAGATTGTTAATGAAGCAATTTGTGTTGATAATGAAAACAATATATGTACTCTAAATCTTCATCATCTCAAACTACCAGAATCAATCAAAACAAAAATAAATGAATCCTTTGAAGAGGTTATTAACCTACTTAATTTTGAAAAAAAGGCACATGACTATTTCAGAAATTGGTATATTGATGGAAGACAATATTTTTTGATTACCGTTGATAAGGATTCTCCCAGATACGGTATTCAACAAATTGATATGATTGATGCCCAGAAAATAAGAAAAATTAAGAAGATTCACAAGAAAAAAGATCCACAATCTGGCATTGATGTAATTGATAATATTGAAGAATTTTTCATATTTAATGAACGCGGAATTAATGCCACTGTAAATTACGAGGGAACAAAACTCTCTGTTGATAGTGTTGTATATTGTACATCTGGTCTATTTGATCAAGTCACAAACATGATGATGGGATATCTGCACAAAGCGATTAAACCAACTAATCAATTGAAAATGATTGAGGATGCGACAGTAATTTATAAAATTGCGCGTGCACCAGAACGCCGCATATTCTATATTGATGTTGGTAATTTACCCAAGTCTAAGGCAGAACAATATCTTACTGATGTCATGAACAAGTATAAGAACAAAATTGTTTATGATGCTCAGACTGGCGAAATTAGATCGCAGAGTAATCATCAATCAATGTTAGAAGATTTTTATCTTGCGCGCCGGGATGGAGGTAAAGGTACAGAGATTACAACTCTTCCCAGCACCGGTGGTTTCAATAATATGGATGACGTTGAATACTTCAGACAGAAAGTATATATGTCACTAAATGTTCCCATATCAAGGCTTCTTCCTCAACAAAATTTCTCCCTGGGAAGAAGCAATGAAATAACCAGAGATGAATTAAAGTTTAACAAATTTGTAAAACGATTACGAAACAAGTATAGTCAAGTTCTACTTGATATTCTAAAGATTCAACTAATCACAAAAAACATCATTAAGTCCGAGGAATGGGAAGATATTGTTAATGATATATTAATTATTTACAATGAAGACAATAACTTCGTAGAACTCAAGGAAACGGAATTACTCTCAAATAGATTAACTATCGTTCAACAAATCGAACCGTACATTGGTAAATATTTTAGTGAGAAATGGGTAAAAACAAATGTTCTGCGATTAACCGATGAGGATATCAAGAATATTGATCGAGATATATCAACTGAAGGTTCAACAGAAGGTTCTGACACTAAGAACGAATCTGATGAAATAATTAGTGATCAAGAAGAAGACGAGGAGAATAATAATGCAAACTGAAAAAATAAAGAACCTGATTTACAGCATTTCACAGAATAAAGCAGTTGAATCAGAGAACACGTTTAATTCATTAATGAACGAAAAAGTAGTTGGTGCAATTGACAATATGAGAACAAATATAGCAAAAAATTTGTTTAAACGGACTAAATAATGATCCAAATTAGTGTTTTTGATATATCAGCAGAATTTGATGAAAATACAAAACTGCTATCAATCCATGGTGATACAGTAGGAAAATTTAAGGGGTTAAAAGAAGCGAAAGAATACTGCATGGGTATACATCTTTCTAATGAACTTCTTTCAGACTCAAAAGAGGCTCATGAACATAAGACACAAAATATCACGGATAGCGAAATAGCAATTGCACTAAAAGAATCGAGCGAAGTTAAACCAACAGAGTCCATGGTTAAATATTATAAAGAAATGTTTGAAACTAAACATTTCTTTCCATCTAATATATTATTATCATTAAGAGAATCACATAAGGATATACCATTCGTTGGTAAAATTGACTATATCATGCGAGATGGAAGCAAGATACTGTTAGATGTCGAAACAAACAAGAAACTAAATAAAATAAGTAAATTAACAGAATCACCAGAATTACTATCTTATATGATCAAGAACAGTCTCAATTTTATAAAAATTACAGATAGTCTGGTATTCCGAGAAAATAAAGGATAATGTGTCATGGCAACAAATGTAAGACTTCTTAAACTTACAAATACCGAAGCTATTATAAAAATTGATGGCGACCTTGGTGAAGCGACAATTGATCTCGATGTTACACTTCTTGGCGATAATGAAGAGCTTGATGGTAGTACCCAGAAAGTAAATATTGTATCAATGCTGCTTCCTGGATTGCCGGGCGGTATAGCAACAGTTAAGAGAAATAATGAAGAACTCTGGCACATCTCAGTTGATTCGGCAGTTTTGATTGATATGCAAACTTTGGGCTGTGTATCAGATAATATTAATAATACAAGCGACATAAATGTCACACTAAGTGTTGCTAAGTGTGAACTTATTATGAAACTCAGAAAAGTTTCTGGTTATAAAACAAAAATCCAACCAGAACAATATTCAATATATGATAATCCAGCATCAGCAAATAGTTAAGGAAAAGAATAATGAAACTTCTTAGAGAAAATTCAGAAGTCAAAATACTTATTGAGGGTGTTGATGCGAGCAAGAAATATTACATTAGTGGTATATTTGCACAAGCAGAAGTAAAAAATCGAAACGGCAGAATATATCCCAAGCCTGTTATGGAGAATGCAATTGGCAAGTTTCAGCCAATGATTACATCGAAGCGAGCTATTGGCGAACTTAATCATCCCGCTGGTCCAATGGTTAATCCAGAAAGGGCATCTCATTTGATAGAATCTCTTTCTTGGAGTGGCAATGATGTTATCGGTAAAGCAAAAATTCTAACATCATTGCCAATGGGAGCTATAGCCAAGGGGCTTATTGATGAGGGCGTTTCTTTTGGCGTGTCAACACGTGGTCTTGGAACAGTAGTAGATAATAACGGCATGAAAGTTGTACAGAATGATTTTATGCTCAATACTATTGACATTGTTGGCGATCCATCTGCTCCCGATGCATTTGTTGAAGGTATTATGGAAGATAAAGAGTGGATTCTTGATGTAACAACTGGCTCATGGATAATTGCAGAAAAAATTAAGAGTAGCATAAAGAAAATGACAGCAAAACAAGTCATGGAAAATAAACTCAGTCTTTTTAGTGAATTTTTAAACCAGATCAAATAAACAAAACACTAAATATATTTAAAGTGTTTAATATCAAAACAATAGGAGTAGAGATATGAGCCTTGAAGATACCATTCAGAACCTAATGGACGAATCCAGAAAACTTAAAGAAGAAATTGAAAAGGATACACCTAAAATAGATAAGAAGGAAGACGAGGAAGAAAAGAATCTTCTTGATGAGAAGAAAGGCTGTAATGAGGATGAGAAGGATGAATCTGATGATGAGGAGAAGGAAGACGAGAAGGAAGATGACGAGAAGGAAAAAGATGAGGAAGAAGATGATGAGGAAGAAGAAATTGATATGAAGGAAGATGTTGCTGCTCTTTTCAATGGAGAAGACGGACTAACAGAGGAATTCAAAACAAAGGCAGAAACCATATTCGAGGCCGCAGTTCTTTCACGCATAAAGAAAGAAGCTGCCCGGATAGAGGAAAATTATAATAAACAGCTTGAAGAAAATTATGACAAAATTGCTGACGGTCTTGTTGAACATATTGATGGATACCTCAACTTAGTAGTTGACCAGTGGACAAAAGATAATGAAATTGCACTAACGCAGGGCGTAAAAAATGAGATTTTCGAGAATTTTATTGGCTCACTAAAAGAAGCCTTTGAGAAAAATTATATTGAAATTCCCGAAGAAAAGTTTGATGTTCTTGGTGAAATGGAAAGCAAGATTGAAAGGCTAAACGCAAAGCTGGATGAAGCAGTCTCAGTCAATGTTAATCTCAATAAGCAGATTAATGAACGGCTGAAATTGGAAATTCAGACAGAGATGTGTGAAGGTCTTTCTGCTCTTGAGAGTGAAAAACTAAAAGCATTAGCAGAAGAGATTGTATTTGATAATCAAGAAACTTATACTGCTAAACTCCAGACAATTCGAGAAAATTATTTTTCTAAGAAAACTGGAACAAAACAATCAGTCATCACCGAAAACGATGATGAATTCAAATCCGAAGAGACTGATACTGTAATGTCCAAATATGTCAATACAATTAGTCGAACAATAAAAAAATAAAGTAAGGAACAATAAAAATGGAAATCAATCGTACAAATCTTGTTAAGAAGTGGGAAGCTGTTCTGGAACATCCTGACCTTCCTAAAATCACCGATCTACACAAGAAGGAAGTCACCGCGGTTCTTCTTGAGAACACCGAGAAGGAAATCGGTCGCGCTGCATCTATTCTATCTGAGGCTGCACCCGCAAACGCTGTGGGCGCTTATGGCGACACAGATGGTTTTGCTAAGTTTGATCCGGTCCTAATTTCTCTTGTACGGCGTTCTGCTCCCCTAATGATCGCTTATGATATTTGTGGTGTACAGCCCCTTACCCAGCCAACTGGTCTTGTTTTCGCGATGAAAGCAAAATACACTTCTCAGAATGGCGCTGAAGCTCTGTTCAATGAAGCTGATACTGCGTTCTCTGGCGAACAGGACGGTACTGCTCATGCTGGTTCTAATCCAGTTGATGGCACATATACAACTGGCGATGGCATGACAACAGCAGATGGTGAAGCTCATGGTACCGGTGGTGGTGCAGATGACTTTAATCAGATGGCAGTTACCATCGAGAAAGTGGCTGTAGCTGCAACTACTCGTAAACTGAAAGCTGAATATAGTCTTGAACTTGCGCAGGATATGCGGTCTGTTCATGGTCTTGATGCAGAAGCAGAACTTTCTAATATTCTCTCCACTGAAATTCTAAGTGAGATGAATCGCGAAATTATCCGGAAAGTATATACCTCTGCTCTTCCTGGTGCTGCCGCTGGTACTACCGCTGTTGCCGGGACTTTCGATCTTGATGTTGATGCTAATGGTCGTTGGTCAGTAGAAAAGTTCAAGGGGCTTATGTTCCAGATTGAACGGGAAGCTAACGCAATCGGTCAGCTAACTCGGCGCGGTCGTGGTAATTTCATTATCTGTACAGCCGATGTTGCATCCGCTCTCCAGATGGCGGGCGTTCTTGATTATACACCAGCTATTAACAATAATCTCAATATAGACGATACAAGCACTACCTTTGCCGGTGTTCTTAACGGTAAATACAAGGTTTATATTGATCCTTATTCCTCAAACGCTGGTGCCAATCCTCAGTTTCTTGTGATGGGCTATAAGGGTGCATCCGCTACTGATGCTGGCATGTTCTATTGCCCCTATGTTCCCCTCCAGATGATGAGGGCAGTTGATCCCAATAGCTTTGCTCCAAAGATCGCTTTCATGACCCGCTATGGTCTGACTGCCAATCCTTTCAGCCAGGCTACAGTAACTGGTGCTATTCAGGCCAATACTAATAAGTATTATCGCCGGTTGAAAATCACCAATCTACTGTAAAAAGTAGAGTAGTTAGATAATAAGAAGGGCAATGGCGAAAGCTGTTGCCCTTTTCTTTTGCTAAATAGTTATAACTGATCCAAACAATATTTTTTGAGGATAATATAATGCGTTGTGAAATATGCCAAAAGACCTTTGGGAGTACACTTTCATTTATCCAGCATATCAGAAATCTCCATAATCTAAGTTCTCAGAAATATTACGATAGCTACATCCTGAACGATTCTGAAAATGTTTGTGATCATTGCGGCGTAAAAGAAACAAAGTATATCAATATCATCTCCGGTTATAGAAATTACTGTTCTCGGTCATGTGCGATGCTATCAGAAGAAACAAAAAAGAAATTCTCCACTAATCCTTTTCAGCGAAAGGAAGTCAAGGACAAAATCAAAGCAACGAACATTGAACGATATGGTGTTGAATATGCAGTGCAATCGAATGTAGTAAAAGAGAAAACAAGAAAAACTAATCTTGACCGATATGGCACAGTGTGTTCTTTGCAATCTGATAGTGTGAAGAAGAAAACAAGAAAAACCAATCTTGACCGATATGGTAACGAACACTTCTCAAAAAGTAATTTATATAGGGAGAAAGTAAGTGCAACTTCTCTGGTAAAATATGGTGTCCCTAATGTTTCAATGCGCCATTACAGTGAGGATGCTCTAAACACTATGAACAATAGAGATTCTTTAGGGCTTTTATATCAGCAGTACAATCAACAAAAGATCGGTGAGATATTAGGTGTATCACAATCTTCTATATCTTCCATTTTCCAAAAGAATGGAATAGAATGCAACAAATATTATGGACAATCTGGTCCTGAGAAGGAAATTTTTGATTTCATCAGAGAAATATACACGGGTAAAATAGTTACTAATGATAGAAAAACAATAGGAATTGAACTCGATATTTACTTGCCCGAAAAGAAGATTGCAATTGAATTTGATGGACTATATTGGCACTCCTCTAAATTTAAGAGTAAGAATTTCCATCTTGATAAAACAATGAAGTGTGAAGAACTCGGTATCCAGTTGTTTCATATATTCGAGGATGAGTGGCACAATAAGAAAGATATCTGGAAATCAGTTTTAAAAAATGCTCTTGGAATATGTGATCTAAAGATTGGAGCAAGAAAAACTGATGTAAGATTAGTAGGTAAAGAAGAGAGTAAAAGATTCTTTGAGATTAATCACTTACAGGGATCATGCCAACACAAAATATGCTATGGATTATATTTCAATGATGTTCTTGTTGCTGCAATGAGTTTCGGAAAAAGCAGATTCAATAAGAAATATGATTGGGAACTGTTACGATTCTGTAATAAACTTGATCATGTAATTATTGGCGGAGCATCAAGATTGTTAAATATATTCAGAAAACAACACCTTGGATCAATTGTTTCCTATGCGAATAGAAGGTGGTCAATGGGCAATCTTTACGAAACATTAAAATTTGAACAGGAAAAAATATCTGCACCGAACTACTTCTATTTCAGAACAAATAGGTGTGTTCTTGAGAGCAGGCACAAATACCAGAAACACAAACTAAAGAATATAGAAAATTTTCTTTTTGATGATGCGACAAGTGAGCAAGAGAACATGCTACGCAATGGTTTCTTGGCCATACACGATTCAGGAAACAAAGTTTATACACTAAACTACTGATTCTCTAAATAGAAGAGACGATTTTACAACAAAATATACAATAGGAAGGAATACACGATGAAAAAAACATTTTCAGAATTTCTAAAAGAAAGCAAATCAGATTACAAAATTTATCACCAATCATTTACTGATGCGGTCCATGAAATCGAAAGTTTTGTAAAGAAAAAAGGATACTCATTAGATCAAGTTGAAATGGCAGAAAAAATCGGTTATATAACCAAGACACCCGGATCAAATAAAACAAATTCTTATACATTAACCTTATATAAAAATGGTAAAGAGCAGAAGAAAGCTCTGCATGTCCAGGTTTATAACAGAGGATATAATAATAAAGAAAAATATGAACTAAATGTTTACATAAGTTAGGTGACCGATATATCCTTGGGGGAGGATGGTATCATTTTTTTCAACTGGTGATATTAAAAGAAGACACTGAATTGATTGAAATAATTATTGCAGCATTCAACACAAATATTTTCAGATAAGGTATCAATTCGAATGTCTCCCCAAGAAGAAAGACGAGTAGCAGAACGGCGTCGGTTTTATGAATGCGAAAAATGCGATGACTGCGATAAGCTATGTACTGATCATGGTAAAAAAACTGTCATATTAGAGCGCATGGAAGAAGATGTTGATGGAATCGCTAAAGAACTTAAACATCATAATGAACAATTAACCAAAGTGATCAATACAATTAGTATAGGCAAATGGTTAATAGGAATATTTATCATTACATTAATTTCAACTGCGATAAGTGGCTGGATGTCTATACAAAAATTCAATGGTGTATTGAGTGATTTTAAAGAAAAATATGCATATGACTTACTAAAGAGGCAGCAAGATTTATTTGAAGTAAAGGAATTGATTCTCTCTCAACGGAGAGGAGACGACAAAAAATGATTATATTTCTTTTTATTCTTCTGATCATCACCACTAATGAAATCATACAATGGAACCTTAGTATCATTGAGCAGGCATTATGGATAAAATCAAATAGACAATATGTTAAGTGTGGTCATATTAATATACCATTAGTGATTAAATCGAGCATCATAAGTTGTATTCTGTTACTCATTACAATTACAATGATATTGTATTTGGTGAATATTGAAGCATTTAAATCATATATGGTATATATGATTAGTTTATTTATCATGATAGAGACATGTTTTATTCATATAGCTGCAATCATAGGAAAATGTATTGATCTTCCATTTGAGATGTATCCGTTCTTGAGTAACAAAATAACTAAATATATACTAAAGAGAAAGGTCACTTCTGGTTATAATATTTGCTGTGATAATCCCCCACAAGATGATATCAGTCAAAGGGAAAAAATTGAAAGGGAAAAAGATGCCGCATGCCTATGAGAAAATGCGAGATAAATTTATAAAGGATGGATTATCAGATGCAGAAGCGAAAGAGAAGGCAGCAAGAATATATAATAGCAGGTTGAAAGATAATCAAAAACCAGTTGGACGACAAAACGAACAGACAATACTGGATTTTCTTAAAGGAATATTATCGTGATACTTGGCTGCCCATCAATTAATACAAACTTTCTATCACCCAATGGTTTTGATCTTGTGATAGAAAGATTACCAAATGTTTCGTTTTTTACACAAACAGTTATATTACCATCAGTAATGTTATCAATACAGGAACAGCTAACACCACTAAGTAAAATGCTAATTCCTGGAGAGCAAATAGATTTTTCTCCCCTGACCATTCAATTCATGGTAGATTCAAATATGAACAACTATCATGAAGTATTCAAATGGATTCGCGGATTAGGATTTCCAGAAAACCATGATCAATACAAATCAGAAAATAATAGAGGATTCGACTCATCTTCTGATTTACAAAACAACTATTCTGACGCTAAACTATTAGTATATGGACCAACAGGAAATACAATTAGAACATTTAATTTCATTGATTGTTTTCCAATCTCTCTTGATGGTGTTTCGTTTACTACAACCAACACAGATGTTCCGTACGCAGTTGCATCAATGACCTTAAGTTATTCGTACTTCACAATTTCTTAATTATTTCTACCATTTTTGGCATAGTAAGTAACTCAAAATTTACACTTACTATGCCAATTTCTCTTGTTCCCCCGACACTAAATACATGTAATTGGTAATTAAACACTGGAGATAATCATGGATATCAATGGAATAACCGAAGAATGGAAAAATGATAGTGCTATAGACACAAAGAATCTCTTGGATGAAACTCTTAAATCTCCATCATTACATCAGAAATATTTAAATCTCTTACTCCAGGCAAAAAATAAAGTAATCAAAATTGAGAATGAATACTTATATTTACGGAACATGAAATATAAGTATTATCGTGGCGAAATGTCTAAACAAGAACTTGATGCTTTGGGATGGCAACAATTTCAGGGATTAAAACCACTGAAACAAGATATGCAAGTAATGATTGAGCATGATGCAGATATGAATAATATTTCTAATAAAATTAAATATATGAATAATATGGTGTATCAGCTTGAATCTATCCTTAACACAATTAAAGGAAGAGACTGGGCTATTAAGAACCACATTGAACTAATGAAATTCATGGCGGGTAACTAATGCAAATTTTCATGAAAAAACTCTCTGAATCATTTCTTCAGGTATATTCTGATGATTATGGAATTATGGAAGAAATTAATGACCATTTCAAATTTTTTGTGAGTGGTGCAAGATTCATGCCCAAATTTAAGGCTAAAATATGGGATGGATTCGCACACCTATATAATATCAGGGAAAAACAGCTACCGTGTGGATTATTATCACATCTAATTAAATTCTGTGAGGTGAACAAATATGACCTTATTGGTGCTGATGACGTAATTCCACCAGGAGAAAAAATAACAAGCCCTCAACTGCATAAATTCATCCAAAAATTAAATCTTCATTCTGGTGGTAAAGCAATCACACCAAGGGATTACCAGATAAAATCATGTGAGCTTGCTCTTCAGAAAGAACGATTGATCCTTCAGTCACCAACCGCATCTGGTAAATCTCTTGTACTATATATCCTAATGAGATATTTCTTACTCAGGAATAAGAGATGTGTCATTATTGTACCCACCACATCACTTGTTGAGCAACTTTATACTGATTTCGAGGACTATTCCTCTGGTAATAAATGGGACGTTGAGAGTAATTGTCATCGGTTATATTCAGGAAAAACAAGGGATTTTGAAAAGCCTGTCCTGATAAGTACATGGCAGACAATTCATTCTATGAGCAGTGGCGCCGCCGCCCGCCAGCCCGCAACTTCCCAGTTTTTTCTTTCTTGGGATGTGTTAATTGGTGATGAATGTCATAAATTTCAATCATCCGCATTAATGGAGATAACAAAGAAACTCACCAATTCACGTTATAGGATAGGAACAACAGGGACTGTCCAGGACGATAAAGTTTCAAAACTTCAATTGGAAGGGACATTCGGGCCAATCCATAAAGTGATCAGTACACGGGAACTAATTGATAAAAATCAAGTGAGTGACCTATCAATCAAGTGTATTCTCCTGAAACACCATAATATTCCTGAAACTTATGATAGGGCCATTCGTGGTGATAAAAAGAAGGATTACTTCACTGAACTCATGTACCTGGTTACTAATGAGAAAAGAAACACTTTCGTGAGCAACCTTATAAGGGTGTGTCGCGGTAATACGCTTGTATTGTTTCAATTAGTAGAGGCACATGGACTACCACTATATCAAATGATCAGTGACCAATTAGGTGATTCCAGGAAGATTTTCTATATTTCGGGAAGTACACCAGTGGATGAGCGTGAATCCATAAGAAAATCCTTAAATGAGTATAAGGATGCAGTAGTGGTTGCATCAGTGGCTATACTAAGTACTGGAGTGAACATCCCAAGCATAGAAAACATCATCTTTGCGTCACCAACCAAAAGTAAGATACGAAACCTTCAGTCAATAGGTAGAGGATTACGATTGAATCCAGGAAAAACCAAGTGTAACCTTTTTGATATTGGTGACGATCTTACATATCGGCCCTTCGGGAAGAATCGAAAGACCAATTACACAATGTCACATTTTAAAGACAGGATTGAGCTTTATGGAAAGGAAGAATTCGATTTTGATATCAGGACATACAAGATCGAATAAAAACCATGTCGCGAGACCTGAACGAGCGAAGCGAGAGAATGGTCGAGGCTGTCCGAGCGTAGCGAGGACAGGGGTTGTGATTGGTTGATATATCCTTAAGGATGGTCCAATTTCTCTTTCTATTCATCATGATATCAGATTACTGGTGATGTTTGGTGATTGTCACATCTCTTATTGGTGATGGATGGCAATGAATGGTGATTGTCACATCTCTTATATCCCTTACATCCTTTTAGAAGTTATTGGTGATGTTTGGTGATTGTCACATCTCTTATTG